AAAGTCGTGTTGGTCGCTGTGCCCCATTGAACTTTTTTCACCAACGGTGCAAACGTAATCTCTGTAGCACTTACTGACACTTCTAAAAGAGTATTAAAAGCCCCCGGAGCTTCATAATACTGTAGGTATTGTTTATCACCAGCAACGATTAAATAGCTTTGTCCTCCCGTTGCGAGTATTGTCGTATCATACCTAGCTCCAGAGGTAGTTGTAACATCTGTGCCACTAACTGTTAAAATGTAATAGTACCAGTAAGCACCACTATAGCTAATTATAAGAACTGATTTATTAAGAGAAGGAATATAAGTTATCTTTGGTACAAAAGTTCCACTAGAAAGACCATTCCCTTGAATTTCAGTCCCACCACTAACACTTGTTCCGCTAATTGTTAGCACTTTAATCTTAACGTATAAAGAATCATAAGGTAGATAAGAAAGAATAAATTTGTTTGCGGTAGAATCAAAACTCAAAGCTGTTGCGTTTATTACAGCATTAAGTGCAGACACCTCGGTTTCCGTACCAAAGCTAATAGACGTACCAGATACAGTTCCAACTCTAGCCAAAACTTTTGAGCCGCCGTTGCCGTTGTAAATACAAAGAACTTTTTGTGCGTTACTGTCGTATTTTACTGTCGTATTATATTGGGTGCTGCTCTTCATTGCTACAGGAGTGCCAAATGAAAGGGTAGTGCCACTAACCGTTGCAACTATAGCGTAAGGGTAATTATTACCACCGCTTTGGGTATAAGTAACCACAGTTTTTCCAGAATTAACGTCGTAAGCAGCATCAATATAACCTGCCACATAACTCGTAGAAGCCACGGACCCAAATGAAATTTGTCCGTTAGCAATAGTGCCTACTCTGCCATACAAATAGTTGCTTGTACCGTGAAAAAATAATAACACTTTGTCATTAGCAGTATCATAGACTAATGCTTGATTGTTTTCAGCCCCACTCCCCTGTGCCACAGAAGCTTGCAACTCTGCTTCTAACACAGAAATTGTTCCGTTTGCATTTAACCCAACAATGTTTCCCGCTGAAATAGCACCGGAAGCAGTGAATGTCTGTTCGCCTCCTGCTGATGCCTCCACAAATGATAAATCAGTGCCATCGCTAGTAAGAACTGTTCCCGCAGCACCCTTAGCAAGAGGTGCAGACACGCCCGAAGCGTTACCAACATCTATAGAACCTCTTGCGAGAACTTTAGATAAATTTGTAGTCCCGTCAGCCACTGTAGCCACTGTAGCGTTAGCGCCGTTCTTAATTACAACGTCTGTGCTGCTACCATCGCCCTTGAGAACCAAGCCATCAGAAGCTGTGGTTGTTACAGAGGATGACGCGAATCCTGCAAGGTCTCTAGCTTTGGTCATGTCTTACTCCTAAGTAGGCTTTACAGGCCAAGTTATATTTGTGGGAAACCCAGCCTGTGTGGGCAAGTCCCGCAGTGCTTGTCGATAGGTACGCCAAGCGTCAGGCACATGGTCGGGCCAAACTTTATCATCGCATCTTGCAAGCAGTTCATCACGATACAATCGTACTGCTTCCGCGCTATCGCCATCAAGAGGTAGATCAGTCATCATTTCGTTTACCATAATAATTACCCTATATTGAAACAGCGCGAATGTATATTTCGGTTGAACTAATAGCTATGCCGATTGGATTTACATCCGTTGCAACTAACGAGGCTGAGGTTGATGGTATTCCATATTGGCTCCCAGCAGACAAACTGCTCTGGTTGGCATTAACTCCCCCAATAATTGTAACTTTACCCGTTGCACCATTGGAAATGCTTTCCGAAGCTACGCCGACATATGCTGGCCTAGTAATTGGTTTAACAACGTGAGCTTGGTCTAGTGTAGACACAATAGTGGCATCTGCGTCAGGGTCATATATTATGCCATTTTGTTTTTTAGTCAGGCTAACAACAACTTCGTCACCGAGCGTCATATTAACACCACTAAATTTAGCTGGTGTAATTCTCGTTTCCCCAGACCCTGTAGAATAGCATATCACAATTCCAGCAGTGTCTGGGTCTACACAGGAACTAAACATTTCACCATTAATGCCCGATACAGGAGTGGTGGTCAAAGTAAGAGCAGTTGTTGTGCCACGAGTAAGGCTAGTTCCGCTTATTGTTAGTAGTCTAAATTTGGGTCCGTTTTCATCAAATAAAGCGACTGCTTTGTTGATGGATGGATCAAATACAACAAAAGGTACTTTATTGACCTCCCCGCTATCTGCTATAGATACCTCTGATCCTGCCGACACGCTTGTGCCGCTAATTGATATAGTACGCGCATTGTATGGACGCGCAGCATTACTTGTACCATATACAAATATAAACTTGTTTACGTTAGAATCAAATGTCAGAGACCCTGGCACTGGATACATTGCCGAGCCACCAAGATTAGCTTCTGAACCAAGAGTAATATTAGTGCCGCTTATTGTACCAACCCTTGCTCTAGCAGTGGCTTGGTTTCCAGCGTTAATAAAAACAACTTTATTTGCGTTCGAGTCATAACCCACTTCAGTGTGGTATGTAGTGCCATTGAAGACAAGAACTTCCGTTCCGAAACTGGGGGTAGTGCCACTAATGGTTATAGTACGAGCACACCCCTTATTATCAGACCTGTCGTATGATACTACAAATTTGCCAGCATTATCATCATATACTAGATGAAGTTCTCCACGGGTTCTCGCAAGATCACTTAAAGTTGTTCCTGAGTCAACCGCCGTTCCAAACGTAATACCCAAGTTGCTTATTGTACCAACGCGCGCAAATAGTTTGTCACTTGTACCAGAAAAAACATGTAAATATTTATCAGCAGCAGTATCGTAAGCCATAGGCTGACGGCCTCCACCCGTACTAGACGCGCCACTACCGAGTGCGGCAGCACTCCCAGACGTTTTTGGCATAGCAGAAATGGTGCCGTTTGCATTAAACCCAACAGGGTTTCCCGCTGAAATAGCGCCTGTCGCAGTGAATGTCGCCTCGCCACCCGCTGACAAACCTGTAATACCTGCGCCGTTACCCGTAAGAGTCGTAGCAGCCAACACACCCGCAACTGTTACGCCTGTGTTTGTTGTTGATAATTTTAACGCTCCGTTAAAAAACAGGTCTACATCACCATCATCAGAAAATTCAGCTAGGCTTTCACCAGAGCCAAGTATTCTTATTGATGAGCCAGCAGTGGTATTACTTAGGTCTAGGTGACCTGTGTCATTATTAATCTTGGCGTCTGTGCCGTTATGGAACACCTGTAAATCAGCGCCTGTCCCAAACTTAGATTTAATACTGTCGTTAAAAGTAATGTCACCTGTGACAGTGCCACCCGTAGCTGGTAAGCTCCCAGAGGTTACAAAGGATGTAAACGCTACAATCTCTACAATATCGTTAACCAAAGCACCTGAAGATAAAACAACATCAGAGCCGTTAGTGGCTGTATAATCAGCAGCCGCCAGCTTTACGCCGTTCATATATACATCGACAAAGCCTACGCTGTACCCGCTTGTAGCAAAGGATGTTTGACCGTTAGTGGCGATAAACGCCTGACGCTTCTGTGTGGCCTGTGGTACGGGCTGTGTGCCTATATATCCTGACATATCTTATTCTCCGTTAGGGTCCAGCGGTACAAAGTTTGGTTCTTGTACGCTTGATTGATATGAAGCGTTAGCTGGAAGATCACGCAAAGACTGCCTGTAATTTGCCCATTCAGTACTAATTGTAGTTGTGTCAGGCAGCATCATCCAATCAGACTCTTGTAGTTTTAAGCTGCGCCATTTTCTAAACGAAACAGGAAGAGGTGGAAGATTATTCTCCGTGCAATATGATAAAAATGATTTCATCTCAGATTTCCTTTATCAAGGTATATACTGCTGCCAGACAAAGCAGTTCCAAATATTTTTGCATCGTTTTGGCTTTCTATTTCAGTTATTACTGCGGCGGTTGTCGGAAGCCCGTATGACTTTCCCGCAGTTAAACCAGAAACACTTGTGTTTATACCGCCCATGACGGTGACTTTGCCTGTTGCTCCACTGCTAATATTTTCCTTAGCAAGACCGACAAACTTAGGCATAGCGTCATTTGTGACTTCGTAATACGCTTTATTGCTATACTCCCAAACCCAAAAATTCCGTGTTGAATTTATATTTACAAAACGTGGTCCAGCATTAGCAACACCATAGTTTGAATCACTCAGCCACTCAACTTGTGTTGCATTGACACCGATTGCATTGCCGCTGCCAAATACAACAGTGTTATAAGAACGATTGGATGCCCCCGTAAGAATTGTTTTTCCAGTCACTGGATTATAATACGGGTTAGCTACTGCAACTAGGTAAGGGGTTGTAAGTGGAACTTCTGATCCAAACGAAACATTAGTGCCTGATATTGTTCCAGCAACTACAAAAGCGTTACCGCCATTCTTTGACCATTGTACAATATGTCTGTTGGCTGTTGGGTTGTACGATACGTTATTATAATAAACGTTACCAGATGCTTGGTAACTAGCAGCCGATCCAGCCGTCACACCTGTACCACTAACAGTTAGAACTTTAGCCCCACCAGCATTCCCCCCTCGGTCATAAACAGCAAGGTACTTATTTGCTGTCGTATCGTATGACAAGCGTGGGTCTTTCATATTAGCCGCAGACTCAACGGTTAACGCACTGCCAACACTCACACTCGTACCGCTTATTGTAGCAACTTTAGCGTATAAACGCTCATTATTACTTGAATAAAATATAAGTGAAGATTGAGTATCGGGGTTGTATAGAGCCACTCCATGTCTGGATGAACTAGCAACTGTAATTGTTGAGCCAAAAGAAACTGTTGTACCGCTTATTGTACCAACCACAGCTTTATTGCTGTAAGTTCCGTTATGGTCGTAATAAAAAATTAAAAACTTTCCTGCATTTGCATCATAAGTAACCGATGGGTCTAGCTGATTAGTCGCTGTTGTTAACTCAACCGCCGAGCCAAAAGAAATAGCCGTGCCAGATACAGTGCCTACGAAAGCGAGAGGACGGCCCCCAGACACAGCTACAACTACAAGAACTTTACCGTTTCCATCAGTGTCTGCTGCTATGGGGTTATATCGATCCTGATACGGGTCAACCGTACCAAGCTGAGCCACAGTTGAAGCTGCTTGCCCCATAACCTCGACAGTGCCACTGGAATTAATGCCTACGATATTTCCTGCACTTATGCTGCCACTGGCAGTAAACTCTTGTTCACCGCCGCCTGACGCAGCCGCAAATGATAAATCAGTGCCATTAGATGTTAGAACCGTTCCCGCAGCGCCTTTTGCTAAAGCAGATGACACACCAGAGCTATTACCAACATCAATAGAACCTCGCGTCAGGGCGCGTGTAACGGTTCCTGTGGCTACTACTGCACCGCCAGCCGTTACATTCCCCGTAGCAGCAAGGTTGCGAATGGCTGTAACGTCTTTGTTAGCATCTGCCGTGAGAACTTTATTCGCTTCGGTTACACCGTTAGCCGCCGCTTTATCTGTTAGGTTAAGTTCAGCAATAGAAGCATCAATGCCTGAAATAATTCCTGAAGATTTAGCGCCAATATATCCAGCCATTAGGTTTCTCCAGTTTAAGTAATTTCAAGCACAGATAGGATAGCGTCTAAGCTGCTGTTGGTATTAGACTTAACATACAGCTTATCTGCCGCCATTAGTATGACCTTACCGTCTAGTACAGACAAGGCACTCTGTGCGGGAATGGGCGCGTCTTTCACAATGTGGTAATCTACATTTGATCCACCACGTTCAATATAAACGCTTGCGGTGATCTGTGTAGACAACAAGTTTGCTAAGTTGATTCCAACCGCTACAGTCTGTGTGCCTGATGCTACAGTTACAACCAGAGCTTCAGATGTACCCTGACCTCTAACCATGTAGCTCTTAAAGGTATTAGCCATATCTTATCCTAACGCTATGCTTAATGCTAAAACATCACCAATGCCTGCGGGAACAGAACCCGCTATAAACAAGCTTGGAACGCTTAAACCTGTAAATGCATCAGTGACAGAAGAATTGTCACCAATTCCATTAGTGTGAACACATTTAACTTGTCCATTCGGTATGGTAATTTTTGAACCACTGCCGCCTGTCGTGCCTTGATTTATAATAAGGCTATAAGGCCCTGATGACCCACTGTCTGTTGTGGAGTTTTGAATAAACCACATCTTACTTACACTGTTTGGACCCAATGTTACGGTACAATTAGAATCTAAAGCACCAGTATATTTTAAAAATATTGACCTACCTTGAGATGTTTGACCATCAACTAAATTTGTTGTGTGGCTGTCATCGTTTGTTGTTATAGCTTCTGTACCAAAACTAAAAGCTTCAGCTATAAGGTCTAAATTTCTGTTTGTGGTAGTTCCCCAAGAGCCAGATTGCTCTCCAGTACCTATTTCTTCAAGTCTTAAATCGTTTGTGTAAACACTAGCCATATAATTTCCCAACAAACTTTGGACTTACTTTTGGTTCAATTGAACCTTTTGCTGGGCCATTAATACCGCGCCAAAGGTTAAGATGCAATCTTTTTCCAATCTACTGAAGACGAAGGGGTGATGTTAGACCAGGAACCAGAATCACTTGGAGATACGCCAGACCAGCTTGATCCATCTATAGGTATTATTTTTGCCCATACATTTGAGTTGCCTACAAATCCACTTGCTTGAATGCCTGATGGTGAAACGCTGGC